GCTGGACTCTTTTATCGAACTTCAGGAAGACTTCAAAAAGCCTGATGCAGACAAATTATCGAAGCTTCAGATGCTCATCATCACTCGTGGCTTCAAGTATTCATTCAAGGTATGGAAAGACCCAGAAGGTAAGCTATGGATTATTGATGCACACCAAAGAAGAAAGGCTCTTCTTGAACTTCGCTCCTATGGTTTCAAGATTCCAGAGATTCCCTACGAAGAGATCCAAGCTTCTAATAAGAAAGAAGCTGTAGAAGAAATTGCAGCTTATAATTCAGAGTTCGCTCAGAAGAACCCAGACACCCTCCTATTCACTAAGTATAATATCAGTGGTGATGATCTTGCTAAGTTCAATCTTAGCTACGAAGTAAAACATAACGACTTTTCTGTCGGTACAGAAAAACTTTTTGCTTCGGAGAATGATACAACTGATATTCAAGAGGATGTTGTTGACACGATTCCACAAGAGGATAATGATGTGTTTGCTCGCCCTGGCGATATTTTTAGACTTGGGAATAACAGATTAATGTGCGGAGATTGTAGGTCTAAAAGTGATATCGTAGCGTTAATGAAGGGACGAGTTGCAGATATGATTCTCACTGATCCTCCTTATAATGTTAATTACGAAGGTGGAGGAGATAGTAAACTTACCATACAGAATGACTCTATGGAGAATGACTTGTTCCTCCGTTTCTTGCAGTCTGTATTCAATGTGATGTTTTCCATTGTCAAGGCTGGAGGTTCTTTTTATGTTTTTCACGCAGATTCTGAAGGAGAGAACTTCCGTAGAGCTATTCGAGAAGCTGGATTCAAGATAGCACAGTGCTGCATTTGGGTTAAGGATTCTCTTGTAATGGGTCGACAAGATTATCAGTGGCAACACGAACCCTGCTTGTATGGTTGGAAACCAGGTGCTGCTCATTTTTGGAACTCCGACAGGAAGCAGACTACTATTTGGAATTTTGATAAACCAAAAGCCAACCGAATCCATCCGACTATGAAACCTATTGCGCTGATGGCATATCCCATTACTAATAGTACGAAGAATGGTGATATAGTTGTCGATGTATTCTCTGGATCAGGTTCAACCATTATGGCGTGTCAGCAAACAGACCGTATTGGGTATGGAATGGAAATCGACCCTAAATATGTGTCTGCAACTGTACGAAGATTTATGTCTATGTTTCCTCAACAGCCTATACTGTTAGAGAGAGATGGCGTAGTCTTCTCCGAAGATGACACTAAAAAAATAATTCTATGTCAGAATTAACAGAAAAAGAGATTCTTTCAGATGAGTATATAAATCAAATCAGAACGTTCGGTGCGTTAAACTACACGCCCGAACGTATTTGTCAATTACTTGGCTTAAGAAAAGTCAAGCGAGAAGCATTGCTATATCGCATAACTCTTCCTGGTGATATTTATTTTGAAGCTTACCAGCAAGGCCTCGCACTTGGAGAATATAACATAGATGCTGAACTTGCTAAAAAAGCAGAGAAAGGAGATAACGAATCTATTACTTTGCTTGAGGAGCGCAAGAATGAACGTACAGAGAAAGACCTACGTATGAAACTCTTTGGGATATGAAAAGTGAAATTGAGAAGTTAGACTCCATCCACCCAGACCTAATATCTGCATTCTTGACGAATGGAGACAGTGAGGGCATACCTCAAGATGTTAAATTGTTCTTGCAACAGCTGCAATGGTCTGCAGAAATATTCGAACACGAGCGTAATATTACGAGAGCAGCTAAAAAGCTGAAGATCCGTATTAATGCAGAGCAACGAATAAAGATAGAGGAGCGCACTTGTATGGCGAGAATCTATCAGGCAATCAACTATTTCCAAGTTGATTGTAATGTTTCTATAAAGGTTTGGGAGAGTAATTTTGCGAACAAATATGAAGATCTTGCTAAGCTCTGCGCTCTTAATCGCGACTATAAAGGTATGAAGTCATGTTACGATGCGGCGCTTGAGTGTCGTCGTAGGTCTTCGGAGATTGCTGAAGCTGATAGAGACTTAGGGGTTCTATTCTTGATTTCACCAGAGTTAACCGCCGAGGAACTTGGCTTCTCGAAGAAGAGTCTTAAGGGTATTGCTGCGAAACACAATCAAGGTTTTTATGTTACGCTTATCGACTCGCTGCCTATCGAGCAGAAAGAAAAGAAGCGACTGCTGCGTGATGCTGATATTCAAGATGCTGAAATAGTGGAGGAGATTCCAAATGACTGATGAAATAATAAATAACGAACAGCCTACAGCAGACTTCGAGCATTACTATATGAATCGTGTGCAGCTGTTAGCAAACATCATCGACCCGAATATGCTCTATGCAGAATGGGCTCGTGCTACTGGTAAGACGGAGGGCGTTATCGTTCCTCGTCTTATTCGTGTAACGAATGATATGCCTGGTGAACTTTCGTTCCTTGTGCATAAGACTTATGTTGCACTGATGACGAACGTCTGGCCTAATATTCAGGCTTCGTTCTCTCGTCCTGTCATCGTGAACGGCAAGCAGCGAGCAATGTTGGAGTATGGTATCGACTATGTGGTGGGCGAAGCAAAGCTACCTTCACACTTCCGTCGACCACGCTACCCTATTGCCTACGCTAAACACTCGGTCATCTTTCGCAATGGTGCACACCTCCAGTTGGTATCTTCTGATCAGCCTGAGAGTGTCGCTGGTCGTAATGCTGTGCACGCTTTCGTCGAAGAGATGAAGCACAACAGCGGTGAGAAACTCAAGTCACGACTCTTCCCTTCCCTCCGTGGTGGTTCAGCTGACATCCGTCGCTCTGCTTACTATGAAGGCGTGACAGGTGTGAGTGATACGGCACGTGTCGACCTTGGTGAGGACGATTGGTTTGAGGAATATGAAAACAAGATGGACCGACAACTCATAGAGGAGATAGCCTGTGTCTCGCTCGCTATCAATCAGTCGCTCTATAAGCAGTTTATGCTTCAGCAGGATTTGCGTAATACGAAGAACCCTGTCACGATGGAGAAAATCAGACTGGAGAATGAACGCCTTAACGCCTTTGTTGCCCGATGGAAACCACGCTTAGCGGATATGCGAAGGAACGCAATCTACTATATTCGTGCTTCATCGTTCTGTAATAAAGACATCTTGGGTCCTAAGTTCTTCAAGACCCAGCTCGACACGCTCGATATGGATGAGTTCTTGACGGCTATCTGTGCTATTCGACATAAGGAGGTAACTAACAAGTTCTTCACTACCTACGACCACGAGCGACACCAGTTCAAAGATAGTTATATCTATGACCAGATACTGAAGCTGAACCTTAAAGACCACTTCACACTCACAGCTCGCTATCTTCGACACTATGATAAGCGTGAACCGCTCTATATTGGTTACGACCCTGGTAACTTTCAATCGCTCATCGTCGGACAGAAGAAAGACTATGGTAGTCGCTTTGACATCATCAAGGAGTTTTGGGCATACATACCAGACGACCAGCAGAACCTTGCGCAGCAGGTGCATTCTTTCTTTGGTACTGATGCGGTGAACAAGGTCATACACCTTTATCCCGACCGTGCTGGTAACAAGACACGTGAGGAATTAGAGCAGATAACTACTGACTCATTGACGATGAAGGCAGCCTTAGAGAGTTACGGATTTTCAGTTATCCTTTACAACGACGGTGCACCGACCATTTACCACTGGCAGCAGTTCCGCCTTTGTCAGTTGCTCTTTGGCGAGAAACTTCCTTTGCTTCCAAAGGTGCGAATAGATGAGAACGAATGCCCTAACCTTTGCAGTGCAATTTTGATTAGTCCGTTGAAGAAAACAAACGGCAGAATAGAACTCGACAAAGCATCAGAGAAGAAGGAGGAACTCAAGCGAAGACCAGGACTAACAACGCAGCTCCCAAGTGCAATGATTTACCTTTTATATGGTCTTTATTCCGACCTAATCAAGAAGGAATTAAGCAGTTATCCCGATGATTTGCCCGAAAATATAGCGATATAAGCCCCTATAATGTCCAATATTTGATATAAAAAATGTCCAAAATAGGGCAAAAATAAAGGTTATTTGCATAGGTCAAAATCTTATTTTGTTGTGTTTCAGTGGTTTACGTTTTGAAAATCAAAATCAAAAATAAACAAACGACCGAAATCAGGACGCACCGCTGAAAGTCGGTAAATCGGTGCAAAATCCAAAAAGTAGGGAAATATGACAGGGAGGGGTGAAAATCGTCCTTTGTTCCTACAGCGATTTTCAGTAATTTCGCAAGTAATGGAGAAGACGATTGAGATGAACGGCATCGATGCAATGCAATGGGCAAGAGAGATAAGCAGAGTACCACAAGGTGACTTCACTATCTGCTTCTTCCCTTACTCTCGCTCACAGGGTATGGCAGGCGAGCAAATGGTTGTCAAGGAACATTGCAAGTGGCGCACACAACTACCACAAGACTGCTTCAAAGTAGATGCCGAGAACTTCTTTCTTTTCGAGGACCAAGAGGGAAACCCCAAGATGTGTTATCGCATACTCATCAGATACATGGGGTTCCCACAAGACGGATATAAACTACATAAGATAAATTGGTTATGACAGATAGTATTGAACTGCACGGCAACGCTGGACTCTACGTTATGGACGGCAATACCTTCTCCTTTCAGATTGGAGAAGGAAGAGAACTGTCGACAAGCCCAGGGCTACTCGTACCACAGGGTAGACAGACTTGCCTACATGAACACCAGTGGATGAGTGTGAATGGATACCAAGTGTGTATGCGTGGTATGAACAACGCACTGTGTGAAGAGGTAACGATGGAGATAAAGCAGAACCGCCTGCTGCCTCGCTTATATAGCAAGGAGATTAAGATGCTGTATGGTAATGGACCTTGTGCCTATATGCAAACAGTAGAAGGTGGTAAGCTGCGACGTGAGTACACCGCACTGCCTGCGTGGGATGAGTGGATGAACTCTTGGCAAGAGCGTGGTATGGAAGTATCCGTACAGGAGTTCGCTAAGACCTGCATCAAGAACTACTACTGGTTCGGTGATTACTTCGTTAAGTGGAGGTTCTCACGTGGTAAGCGTATTGGTATGTTGCCAGTCGCAGGACTTGAACCATTAGAGAATAAGCACTGCCGTCTTGCTACTACTCGTAAGGATGTAGCATACGATCAGATTAATTATGGCGACTTCAATAACATAGCTGTAGGACGGTGGACGTACGGATTAGGCAATTACAAGATATACCCTAAGTTCGCATTGTCAGAGGTTGACAACTATCTCTTTGCTGCCGTATCACACCACAGAGAGAAATCAGTCGATGAGTTCTATGGAGTGAACGAAACCCACCAGGGCGCACGTCCGTATATTCAAGGTAGTAACAAGACCGCCTCCTACATTAACTCCTTCTTGCGTAATTCCCTTGCAGCGAAGATACACATCATCATTCCGAATGCGTGGGTGTCAAGTAAGCGCAATCAGCTGATGAAGCTATGCGAAGAGAATAAGATTCGCAATTCTAAGAAGCAGGATCTGGTTAAGTATAACGGTATCAACATCGGTACTGAATATCGCGAATCGTTGCTTGTAGAGTATATGCGATTAGAGCTTCGTAAGATAGGCGACTATCTGAGTGGTGCTGACAACCAAGGTAAAGCCTACTCTTCTATTTCGTTTATGGATAGTTCTGGTAACGAGCAGCAGTGGAGAATCGAAACGATCGACCTTAAGTATAAGGAATATATCGAATCTTTGATTTCTTACGATAAGCGAGCTGAAGAAGCCTTACTCTCAAGCGTTGGTTTGGATGCATCTATCACAGCAGTTAGCAAGGATGGTGTTATCAGTAAGTCGGGTTCTGACGCTTACTATAACTACCTTATCTATATAATGTCACTCACTCCAGAGGACGAGATATGTGCAGAACCGTTTAATCTCGCTCTCCGCTTGAACTTTCCTGAACTCTATAAGCAGGGTTATCGTATAGGCTTCTATCGCGAGGTTCCTCAGCGACAGGAAGACGTCGCACCGAAAGATAGACTAAATCAGCAGCAGTCATGAAGAATGTGTTAGTAGATATTTTCAAGGATTTTGGTTCGTTCAGTAAGTACGCACCTGGTGTGGAAACGAATATGGACCTGAACGACCTGCTTTCGTCAGGCATTACCGCTCGCAAGCGTGTTGAAACCATCATCACAGCAGAGGTGTTTGATGCAATCATCAGCAGTTCCGACGAAACACTCACAGAACCCCTACGTTCTGCTGTAGCGAATATGACAATGGCATCACAGCTGATTTTCGATAGTATCAACCGCAGAAAGAATCATGTCGACGTATATAAGTACGAGGTGGAAGGGATGAAGCGTGCGTATATGGACAATTACTACAATGCGATGGATTCTGTCATTCAACGCCTGATGTCTACCGAGGTGACGAGTGAAAATACCGACTCTCCAGCTGCTTTGTGGCGAAAATCACGATATTATAAGATTATAGACAGTTGCAAGATAAAAACCACCGAAGCGTTCGACTCTATCTATCCAATAGACCTCTCTTTCTTCTTCTTCTTCCGTATTCTTCCATTACAGAAGGAGACGCTCGACGAACGTCTGTCTGCTTACTACGATAGGCTCACGTCCGAGAGCCGTGAGCGTGTAGAGCCGATATTGACGCTTGCCCTGCTTAAGAAGACCGTTGCAAAGTCGCTCCGTCGCTTCGACATCTTGGAATTTCCTCCGACTATCCGTAATCTCTTCGATGATAGTCACGCTTCACGCACGGGCAAGGATGAACACGACGCTGCGCTTGCTCTTGCTGATCGGCTCGACCTCGAAGCGGAGGAACTCATCTCTAATGCTGACACGCTGCTCTCCACGGATGCTTCAGTGGACTTCTGCTCCACTTCTGCGTACAATAATCCTGATGATAATATTATAATGTTGCCATGATGAAGGATATTGAACTAATATATAAAGGTGAGATACATCGCATCCCTAACCGTTGGGACGCTATGAACTACCGCCAGTATATCCGACTTGTGGGTGACTTCCTTCGTATGGCAGCAGGGGAACTCTCCGCAGGAGAGGTTCGGATTAACTGGCTGTGCGACATCATGGGTTGGAACAAACGTAAATTCCATTCAGAGGAACAGATTGCTAACCTCGTCGCAATCTCTGAACAGCTCACGTTTATGTTTCAGATAAACTATCCTGATAACAATAGCGTTCTGGACGGTGTCGACGAGGATACTTACGAGTTATGCCGTCGTATTGATCCTTATCGCTTGAATATTCCACTTGCACGTGTGTTACGCAGGCTCGATTATCAATACGTAATCGACCTCTGCTTCTGTGCGCAGCTCATCCCTTCAGTTCGGATTGGTGAGCGTACTTATTCAGGCTATCGCATAGAGACAGGATTCGGAATGCTCACTTGTTCGCTTACAGCCCTTCAGTACATCGAAGCACAGGAACTCATCGAGCGAGGAGAGGAATCGCTGCCCCTGCTTGCTGCTATACTCTATTACCCAGAGAAAGAGTACCATTCTGAACGTGCACACGAATTAGCTAAGGTGTTCGCTCGATTACCCATCGAAACACTCACAGCTATCTCGTTTAATTTCCAGGCATTCAACAACTATCTGTTCAGCAAGACTTCATTCTCACTCTTGTCTAAGTTCGTGCATAAGCCCAAGCAGCCTATCACTACTGACGCTTCTGATGCGCTTTACGACCTCTCAAAGGAGGGACTTGGAAACGCAAAGCAGATAGAGCAGATGAACGTACTCACCTATCTGAAGGTGCTGCGCAAGAAGACTATTGATGCAGTTAAGGACATGAAGGGCTTTGGCTGGGATAAATTAAAAATCAGTGAAGAGGTAGGGCTGCCTATCTCTGTAATCAATAAAATATTATAGAGTATGTATAATAAGAGAGTTTGGCTCAACGGCCCCGATTCCCCATCAACTGGCAACGTCGTCTGTTTTGATGGTAATATCACTTGGCATGGTGACACAATACGAAACACATTCTTACAGGTGTCTGATTGTAGTTGGGCTGTCAGGCTACATAAGACTGAAGATGACAGCACAGATGATTTCATAGACAAATTAAAATCATTGCGAAATGAAATCGACAACTTTGTTTCATATTTGGAAGAAAATAAATAGGAGTATGATACTGGATCAGTTTCTCTATTTCGCACAATACCCGTCAAAAGAGGGTATTCGTGCTATACTTACCAATGGTTCGAGCGACTTTCCTGGTTACAACGAACTTGCGGAGTCACTCGATAAACTTCCCAATGTGTCGCGACTCCCTGAGATTACTAACTATGTCTATGGTCAGTCGTTCGATGAATTGAAGCAGCGTATCGATAAGTTAGTTGGTTCGTTCCTGTTCGTTGACTACGGTGAACTGAATATGTCAGCGGATGGACGCAACTCTTATCAGATTACCCAACGCATCGCCATTACCGTGGCAAACAAGATGACGAACCGTGCTGATGCTGCTGAATACATGCTTGCCTCCGATCAGACCCTCCGATTACTCTCTAAGCTTCACGCTTGGATGATTGCCGATGCTGAAGAAGGCAATATCGACTGGATATCTCGAGGCGAGCTCGATAAAGCAGAGTTCGTTCCCTTCGTCGCCACAGAACTGTCCTCCGTTGGATGGACGCTGATGCTCTCTTGCGTTGCTCCAGACACGCTCTCTACTCACCGCCTTAGTCGGTCCTTTGTTCAGAAAATGCAATAAGCTAACTTTGTATCACAATTAAAATAGGACAAACAATGAAAAAGCTACCAATGATATCAATTGTCTCTCTACCACTCTCCGTTGTGGTCAACGTCTCTCAGTTCCTTTACCAGGACTGGGAATTCGCAGTATGGATTAGTGTCGCTGTCATCATCGACACCATTCTCAGTGTGTGGAAACATTTACTCCACAAAGACGCCTCCAGTGAGGCGTTCTGGGGAAAATTCAGCAAGAAGATCATCATCTACATCCTACTGCTTATCCTCTCTAATATCCTTGCCAATTTCAAAGTAAATGGCAGCGTCGTCGGAGCAACGCATTGGATAGGAACCTATATCTGTGTATTCATGATGGTGCGAGAGTGCTTCTCCTGCGTTGAGAACATCCAAGCCATCTATCCCATATTTCCCACCTCATTCGTCCGCCGTCTGAAAGACTTCAATGACAAAGGCGAATACATCAAAAAAGACTGATTATGGCAACAGAAGCACAGCGTGATTTTGCACGCAACATCTATGCAGCAGCGCAGCAAGCCACCGACATTGCCCCTGAGTTCGTCACAGCGCAAGCCATCCTCGAAAGTGGGTGGGGAAAGTCACGTATAGGAAACTTCAACCTTTTTGGAATCACAAAAGGAACCAATTGGACCGGCAAAACCATCCTCGTCCTCACCCATGAGTACTTCAACACACCTAACCGCACATTCACCGCACCCGAGAAGATTGTTTCTGTAGTGGAGAGTGAGACAGGAGATAGATGGTATTACACAGTTTATCGACTCTTCAAAGACTTCGACTCCCTCGAAGAGTGTCTTCGTGAGCATACACGTCTTTTGCAGAAACCTGGCTATGCAGATGCTTGGCCCTATCGTAAGAATGCTGAAGAATTTGTTCGTCGTATCTGCGACAACAAGGGGTGCAAGTATGCGACATCTCCTGTCTACCTGCAGCAGATGTTACAGATGATAAAGATAGTACGTTCTATTTGTCAATAGCCTATGTTCGCTCAGATCAGACGCAGACTGCAGGTCATCACTGCCGTCCTCATGGTGGTTTTCGCCGGCCTTGCGCTGGTTGCCTTCCGCGCATACAGCGACATGAAAGCCGACCGTGACCGGCTGAAGGAGAACCAGAGCTTTCTCCTCCATAATGGAGAAGTGGAAATCAAACAGACGAACACAGGCTGCAGTCAGGCTTCCGTCCCGGCACTGACGCTCCGCCCGTCAGAGTTCCGCCGGAGCGGCGACACGCTGCTGCGGACGGCCAAGGCCGCAGGGATAAAGGTTTCCCGCATCTCCGAAGCGGCCACGGCGGCAACAACAACACACGTAGACTTCGATGCACGGGTGTTCCGTACGGTGGTGCATGACACATTAAGAGACACCGTCCTTTGTTCAGCAAGTCCGCTGCCAGCCCTGTCATGGAATGACCCGTGGGTGTCCCTGTCTGGAACGATTGCCGACTCCATCTTTCACGGTTCGCTCACCTCCAACGACACGCTCGACATCATCGTCCACCGCATACCCAAGCGTTTCCTCTTCTTCCGCTTCGGCTGCAAGCAGGTGCGCATGGACATCATCAGTCGCAACCCCCACACACGCCTCACTTACGCACGATATTACCAGTTAGTTAAATAAATGTTCTCATAGGTTTTTTAGTTATTAGGTTAATAGATTGTTTAGGATGATGGGGCTGACGCAGTGATGCGTTAGCCCCTTTTTGTATCGTTTTTTTAGCTTTAGATAATTACTTCTAAAGCACTGATTATAAGTGCGATAGTACTTGCACGTTCCTTATTATAGTGTTACCTTAGCAGTACAATTAGAAACAAAGAACATTCAAAAAACAAAGATTATGAACGAGCAAATTCAGAACATTCTTAACGAGAACGGAACAAAGACTTCTAAGATTCAGAAACTTCTTGCCCTCGGACTTACACGCCGACAGGTAGCCGACCTTGCAGCAGGTGGCAACTACGGTTTTGTACAAAATGTTTATAAGCGCATGATGCAGAGCTTGACTAACACAGCAGCGCAGACTGCTGCCACCATTGCCCCTGCCATCGACTACACCTTCAACCGCAACTTCGGGGTGGAGATTGAAGCCTACAACTGCACACGCGACCGCCTTGCACGCGAGCTTACCGCAGCAGGTATCAGAGTTAATGTTGAGCGTTACAACCACACCGACCACACCGACCATTGGAAGCTGGTTACTGACAGCAGCCTTTCAGGAAACAATACCTTCGAACTTGTTAGCCCAATTCTCCACGGAGAGCAAGGACTTGAGGAACTTGAGAAGGTCTGCTGGGTGCTCGACCTTTGCAACGCTAAGGTTAACGACTCTTGTGGACTTCACATTCACATGGATGCTGCAGAATTCGACCTTCAGACTTGGAAGAACCTTATAATTACCTACAAACGCCTTGAGAAGGTAATCGACCACTTTATGCCTTTAAGCAGACGCAACAACCGCTACTGCAAGACTCTTACCACCATTTCAGAGACAACAATCAACCGAGCTTCTAATATTAGCGACCTTAGAGCTGCTTTCGCTCACAACCGCTACCACAAGGTAAACCTCGAAGCTTATGCACGCCACCGCACAGTGGAGTTCCGACAGCACGGAGGTTCAACGAACTTCACAAAGATGTCTGCTTGGATACATTTTCTCGCAAAAATGATTACCTTTGCAAAACAAGGCCAGGTGAATGCAGGAACAACCCTCCAAAATATACCCTTCCTCAACGAAAGCGAAAAACTTTACCTAAAGATAAGAACAAAAAAATTAGCAGTATGAGAAGAATAAAAATAGAAACAAGAGGTGGTCAGCATAGGCCGACCATCTCTCCAAAAGAACTCTTCGGCTCTATTATGACCGAAGCAAAGCTACAAAGCAAGCCCCCCCATAATTCAATCCCCGAACATCACCGAGTAGATTCACCAAATTTCAAAACCTACCACGTTAAAGGAGACAACCACAAAATTGTAGCATACAGCCCCGAGGAGTTCCTCCGCCAGCTCCATGCAGGCAGTCGTTTCGATAGCGAAGGCACAGACGAAGATTATATGGTGCGTTTCGCTTACCGCTTACAGGAACTTGAGGGCTACCTTGTATCCACCGACAGTCCCGACGCCTTCCTTGCCGACCTAATCGCCCACGGTTTCGTGTCCGTAGAAGTATAAAAACACGATGCTCGTTCTTTGTAGCCGTGGCAGTCTCCGAACTGTTACGGCTTTTCAAATGTTAAAAAATAAACCTTACTACAAATTTTTATAGTAAAAGTTTGGATAATACGATTTTTTGTAGTATCTTTGTAGTGTCTTAATAAAACAACAGAATATGAAACAAGAAACAGAAACAATGAGGGTTACACCCGAGGAAAGAGACCTGATTGAGCAGATGAGAAACTACAACCGTTCCTATCCCAACGGTTATCCCAGATTACTGGAAATCATCATCGAGAAGTTCTACTCAATGCTTCGCCAACCCTATTAACAACAAAACACCGCCTCTCCCTAAAAGGGGAGGGGCTTCAATAAAAGAAAGGAATACAACAATGGAAACAGTTATTAGAAAGCCGGTAGTAGTCAGCGATATGAAGCAGCGTTTGGCAGACATCAACTTGTCCGTGTCGTGGATGGATTTTGCCAATAAATACTTCCACAAGTCATCATCGTGGTTCTACCACAAATTAAACGGTATCGACGGCAACGGTGGCACAGGCGGTTTCAATGAGGAAGAGATAGAGCATCTCCGTGGCTCACTTTTCGATCTGAGTGACCGCATCCGCCGAGCTGCAGAAAGAATTTAGGCGTGGTTATCTGTTGACCATTCAAGGCAAAAGTCGCCCGTCGCCTATGGGTGCAAGTTAGCCTCTCGCATTGCGAGGGGCTTTTTCTTTTCATTTTTGTTGCGTTTCTATTCGTTTTTTGTACCTTTGCAACTAATATTAACTAAAAGCTATCAAATATATGAAAAAATTGTTTTTTACATGTATCTTACTTGTTAGTACGATTATGTGTTTCGCACAGAAGCCTTTGATGTTTACAAAGGTAATTCAGAAGGATGGGTTAACCGCTCAACAGTTGTATGATGTTACTAAGAATTGGTTTGTACGTACCTATGTTGACTCACGAGCTGTATTGAAAGATGAGAACCCAGGTAAAGAATTGACAGGTAATGGAAACATTCCATTCAAGACAAATATGATATTCTCAAGTCTTGAGGGTCACATCAAGTATCTAATAGATGTTCAATTCAAAGATGGAAGATTGAAACTTACTTTAAGTGACTTCCGTCACGACCCTATTCGCAAAGCTATGTACGACAATAACCTTGGAGTTCTTGTAGATTCCCTTCCAAAGGATTTAAAAGAGATAGGTATAGAAGGTGCAAACAGAAAGGCTGGATACAAGTACTTCTTTAAGAATGCTAAACCTCTTTGTGAAAGTGTCTTTGCTGAACTCTCAGGCAGTCTTGAAAAATTCCTCGATAAACGTGAAGTAGAAACAAAAGACGAATGGTAATTTTTGCGTCACGCAAAAAATACTTGCGTTTTTATTTGGCGGTTACAAAAAGACTTCTTATCTTTGTAACCGTCAAAACCGAGAACAATGTTCTCAAACAAGGGCGAGATGATATCAAGCCCCGAACTTATTACTTCGTTGGGCTTATTTTTATGCCCATATTGCAGACTACTGCAACGAAGATATGGCGGATGCCTTCCATGTGATTTAGCCCTTGTGGAGAAATCTCGGTTTTGACGAACAGGAAGAGCATCCGCTTTTTCGTATCCGTACCCAGCGGTTCTGGGCAATGTCAAAACCGAGTGCAATATGCAACAAGTAATCGAATTCGAGAGCTCTGCGAAACAGCAGCCTATCGACGTACGTGCTACGATACAGCGCAAAATCAAGTCTCTTAATCTTTGGCTCGACTCAAAAAGCGAGTTCTATAGTCGTATCTGCGAGTTCTCAGTTACCCGTCGTTTGGTAATTCGAGTTAACCTTGTATCTTTGTGCGTGATCGTAGCAGCTGTAGCCATCGAGCAGCAGCCTATTACATCCGTAGTTTCAACCCTCTGTGCAGGCTACTTAGTTTATCGTATGAATAAATCAGAAAAGAAACAGAAAGGAGGCAAGGTATGATATTCTTTGATTATTATCTCAAGGTTCCTTCTCTCCCGAAAGACCTTGAACCACTTTCCGAATATATAAAGAAATATAACAAGGTTCTTGTAGCTGACCTTGATACGTTGGCAGAATTTATTAATGAAGTGTATAAGAGATTCAACTCTATTTCCAATGTGAATGAAAAATATACGCTCAATCTTTCTGATAGCTCAATCGCTATTGACGATAACGAAATTCCATTCTCGGTGATAAGTATAAGTTTCTCCAACATACTTGGCTTATGTGGTTTTCAGACTTTTGAAAGTTCTACCCAGTGCGAACAGAAACAGAATCTTGAGATTTTTCCTATCTCCGATAAAGGTGACGAATGTTTCTGTCTCCCAGATCATTTAAAAAGTATAATTAAGAAAGGAGGCAAGGTATGATATTCTTTGATTATTATTTCAAGTCATCTTCTACCCCGAAGTACCTTGAGCCTGTTGTCATGTGTATGGAGCGACGTTACCAAGCTCTTATAGCTGACGAATCTACGCTGAAGACGTTTATTAAAGAACTAAAAACAGAACTGGATGCCATTCCAAAGGCAAAAGATCGGTATGCGCTCGAAGCAGGCAGTGGCCATATCCATATCTGTACCACTCACGGATTCACCGAAGCAGTCCTGCGTCTTCACTATAAGAAAGTGCTTTCTTTGGAAGGTTTCAATCATGAAAGTTGTGAAAACATCTGCAAGAGTATTAATGAAGTTGCTGAAAAGAAAGGAGGCAAACGATGAAACGCCCTATCGACCAGGCACTCAATTTTGTCAGCCAAGACACGATTGCAGCACTCAACGAAATGGTTGCCGACGGCAAGTTCCTCATGCATCTCAACATGCTCGAGCAGTTTGAAACGACCATTCTCTCCGATGATACAGGATGCTTCGTTAACCAGTCTGGAGAACCCCGTCCTGGTGTATTCCAGACACTGCGAACCCTCCGCGTCCTCAAGGACGATCTGAGAACTCTCAACGCTCTCTGCCCAGAGAGTCCCTCCGAAATCACAGATTATTAATCTCCAAATCTTCACAACAATGACAAAGAACAACAACAACTCCGAGCAGCCTATCACAGACATCAGTGTCTATATCGCTGCCCTGCAAACTACCTATCGACCTGCTTCAGCACCTGCCGATGCCACCCACTTCTTCTCTACCGCCGAGGTGGTGGACGCTATCAAGGAAATTGATCCCTCCGCAAAAGTAAGTCCTACAGAAATTTTCGAAGGTCTCCGACAAGCAGGCTTCAACTTTTGTAACCGCCCTGGAGCACACGGTTTAGAGTTCAAGTGGATGTTTCGTGAAATATAATATGTTTTTAGTAATGCTTTTTGAGAAAGCAGCACGTCGAGAGACGTGCTGCTTTCGTTTTTTGTCCTTTTCCCTTCCCATTGCTCGTGTTATCTTTGTAGCATGGTAACAGATCAATTCGTTAAGGATGAGTTTATCTCAGATATCCTCCATCGTGACATTGGTATCATCTATCAAACACAGGAGGAGGTAGCTAATCGCTACTTCAAGGAGCGTACTGGTACACTTCGCAAGTTCTTATCTCGCCGTGCGTTCTCGATTCAAAATTCAAATGGACTATTCTCAGTCTACATAGGAGTTCTCTCTTATCTCCGTTTCCTCGACATGCAATATCGTCTACCAAGTGCTGGCTTGAGTTCTAAGCGAGCTAAAAAGCAGCGTGCTAAGTATGCTATCTATAATAGAGTTATCTGGGGAGTCCTATACAACGAGACCTTCCCAGATATCCAAGCTGGTTTCACAAATGAAGTGCGTGAAGCCTGGAGAAAGCAAATGGAAGATGCCCTTTCTAACAATATATTACCTAACGAGATTAAATAGTTATGAGCAAAATTAAAGAAGATCATATCGGATTGGTTATCGATGCGAAAACAGACAAGGCACAGCAGGAACTGCGTCAACTTGAACGTGCTACACATGACCTAAGTAAAGAGATGAAGGCTCGACAGAATGCAATGCTTAACCTTGAAGCAGCAGGAAAAAAAGAGTCAGCAGAGTACAAACGCTTACAAGGTGAAGTTAAGAGTCTTAGTACTCTGATAAAGGCTAATGAAGCGAAACAGCGTAGTCTTCGCGCTGCAATGGATATTAACGTCATGACAATGTCACAACTTAAGAAGCAGGCTCGTGAACTTCAGACTGCACTTAATAACACTTCTAAGGCTGCGAATCCCAAAGAGTATGAGCAATTAGCTTCACAGCTTCGTAGTGTGACTGGACGAATATCAGAACTGCGTCGTGACGCATCAGGGCTGGGAGAGTCAATGGGTAAAGAGTCTACGGGCATCATGGGGAAGTTCGAGGGCATGTTCTCCTCTATCTCTGGAGGATGGACAAAGCTCGTAGGTGTTGCAACAGCTGCTGTCGCTTCTATATCGGCAGTCGTTGAAGGAGCTAAGTGGTTCTACAATTACAATATGGAAGTTGAAGAAGCGCAGCGTCTAACCCGTGAGTTCTTCAATATTCAAGGTGACGAACTCGTTCACACGCAGAGTCAGATATCTGCTCTTGCTGAACAGTTCGGTAAAGACTACAAGGAGGTACTCGGTACTGTTGAGTCGCTTACCAATCAATACGGTATCTCTACAGCAGAGGCTATCAATGTCATTAAGGATGGACTACAAGCAGGAGCCGACCTTAACGGTACATTCCTTAGTCAGATTCAGCAGTACGGACCTGCCTTCAGTGATGCTGGTGCATCTGTGAAGGACCTCGTCGCAAGTATCACGCAGACACGCTCTGGCATCTTCAATGAGGCTGGTATGGGTCTGATACAGACCGCCACGAACCGTATTCGCACAATGTCGACTGCAACACAGGGTGCGTTGAACGCTATCGGTATCTCAAGTAAGCAGCTTGAAGCAGACCTTATCTCAGGAAAGACCAGTATCTTAGAGGCTATTAAGATGATATCAGGTAAGATTAAGGAGCTGCCTGAAAACTCCATGCAGGTGGGGCAAGTCATGAAGGCTGTTTTTGGAAAGACCGCCAGCAATGAAGGTATGAAGCTTGTGAAGACCTTAGCTGACATGTCTACTAATATGGATGAACTGAAGGGCGTGACAGGAGAGTATGGTGAGTTGCAGCGCGAGGAAGTTGAAGCCCAAGCAGAACTTAATGAGAAGATGTCTAAGTTCTTCGGTCTTGGCGAAAATGGCTTTGACGAGCTTACCATGAAAGCTAAGATTTTCGGAGTTAAGGCTTTGTCTAAGATTATCGATTACACGGTTAAAATAATAAACTACTTTATCGACCTCTACAATGAGTCCAAGATATTCCGTGTCGGAATTGAACATGTCAAAAATACCTTCAAGAACACGTGGGAGGTGTTCAAATTTGGAGTTAACCTTGTCATTGATGGATTCAAAGGAATGGGTCGAATGGCGAAAGCATGGGCTAAGGTTATTGAGGGCGCATTTTCATTCGATGTTGATAAGATTACTACAGGAATAAAGGGACTTTGGGACGCTTATAAGGACACGTGGACAGAAATAGGTCAGGACGCTAAGAAGATGGCTGCGAACGTTCGTAGTAACTTCATCGATGCGATAAATAACACAGCAGGAAAGAAGAAGGTTGCACGTATCTCTGTCGACGTTACTCCAGATGTTAAGACCCATTCGGGTAATCATGTTTTAAAAGATGAAGGGCACCGTGCGATAGAGAATGGAGTAAAAGATCCTAAGAAGAAGAAAACAAACACCGACCCTGATGACGTAGCAAGCAAGTTGTTTGCTCATGACCGTGCGCAAGATCTCGATGCTGAGAAGCGGAGCTACGAGAAGAGTCTGAACGCTTTAAAGGAAGCACTTGCGAAGAAGACACTTACGCAAGAACAGTACAGTGCATACGTGGCTGCGCTTAATGTTCAACATCAGAGCAAGCTACTCGACATCGAGAAGACTTACTTGCAACGCTCTGAGAACATGGTGTTCAAGGATGCTGCGAAGAAGAAGGCATTACACGAAGGGCAAGCTAAGGCTGTCGCTGATCAGCAGCAAGCTGCGAACACTGCTTATATCGAGGCAGAGAAAGAGTATTATGAGTCCTTGGATCAGATACAACAGGCAGCCCCTTCTAAACCGCAGACCCTTCAGCAAGAATGTGATGCGAAGCTGCTTCTCTTGGATGGATATTATAAGGCAGCCTTACAGCGAGCAAAGGATAATGGAGAGCGTGAGAAGGAGGTCACTGATGCATACGA